CGACGTCAAATCTTCCGTTTTCTTTATGGGGAAGTACCCCCTCGCCAACTCGTCGATAACGGCATTCAAACAAAACAGCATCGCGTATCTAACCTTGCTTTCGCCGCCTTCCCCGCTTGTTCCTTCAAGTTCATCCCTGCCGGTAAGTCTCATCGCATCTTCTAAAATTTCTTTTACTGTCATTAAATTTTCGCAGCCGACCATTTTACCGCAAACTCATTTGCCGATAAAAAAGCCGACTGCACTTCACCTCCTTTAAAATTTTAAGGCAATAATAAAACAGCAGTTTAAATTAAACAAAACTAATCCTGCACTGACCGCAAGGCTTTTTGCAGATTAATTCCGCATACTTAACAAGCGTTGCGGTATACGCCGCCTTGCCGTTCACCTGTCTTAAAATCTTGCCGTCCTCATCCTCTAACCATTCCCAGTCGCAAAGCTGATTAAGGCAGAAGTCGTCCGTGTTTAAAAGATAAAGTGTCTTTTCGGGGCAGTACTTATCGGCATAAACGTTGATGTCGTTAACAATTACGCTGGAGTAACCCTCTGCAATATCTGTCGAATTGACAACTCGTCTCGAGTCTTTCATAAAGCCCGCAATCTTCTTTTTAATATCGTGCGAACAAAGTATCATATTAATCTTGCTGTCGAACTTTGAATCCATCATATTGATAAGTTCAACAAGGGTGTCTTCGGTAAAGTTTTTAAGTTCCATTGTGTCTACATAAGGCTTAAAATAGGAGTTTTCCTCTTTATTATAACCATAAAGCACGTCAGGTGTAAAAATACCGCTAAGACCGGTAATTTCTTTTCCGTAAGCGCCGCTCATATAAACCTTATAACCCATACCGCAAACATTGTCATCGGGGTCAACGTCAAGCTTTATGTAATTATATTCCGTGTTCACTTCCACAATCTTCGCACCGGAAATCGCCACGTCATTGCCCTTTCTTATATCTACGGTAAGACCTATAAACGATGTCTTAACATTATCCACCGTCACGCAATAATCGTCGTATTTGTCCTTTGTCAATGCAAGGTATCCGTTGCCGTCGCCAAAAAGCATACGCGAAAAGTTAGCTTTCGCGCTGTTAACAAGTCCGTCCATCTCCGCGTTAAGTAAATTTACAAACGCACCTGAGGAATCTCTCGAAGCTCTTATGGCTTTATCCGAAAGTTCAATGGTTCCGTAAATATTCTTTAAAGGCATGGTAATGCTGTAATATCTGTTTGAGTAAGGCTTAGGCAAATCGCCGTCCTCGTCGCCCGCAACTATACTGCACATAGTGCCCTTTACGATAGAAAGTTTAACATCCTTGCCGTAAACATTGTTCGTGCTTTTTTCAATTGCGCTGAAAAAAGGTGATACATCGCTGTTCATCTGCGCAGTAAACGCTTCCAAGTAATAATCTTTTAATGCTTCATCTACATTCTGTATTGTAATCAATTTCAATTCCCTCTTTTATTTAAAAATTCTTGTGCTAATTTTCCCGCTTCTTTAACGTTAGCAGGCGAACGTCTTTGTGCGGGTACATTTACCCCGCCCGAAATAAATTGTACGCCCTTGTTTCTGGCAGCACCCGCAAGGTATGCGGCAATTACCGCATTTTTAACATCCTCGTTTTGTAGTGCCGCCTCAACAAGTTTGTCCTTATCCAAAACTTCTTGCCCGTGCGAGGGTAAAAGCGGGTTTTCGCTCTTCACGTTCTGTTGCACATCTTCGTTTAATTGCTGTGGCGTTTCTGCCTGTACAGTGCTGTTCTCTTTTTCTGTACCATTTTTTCCTTCCGGATTTTGTGCATCTTCCCGTAAAGTAGTCTCACCCTTCAAGTCGGCATCCTTTTTATCTGCCGTAACTTTTTCGTCCTCATTTTCGGCGGTCTCTTTTTTGGCCGCTTCCTCTAAAGGATTTTTCCCTTTTACCTTGTTCGCATTTTCCAATTCCTTAAGCCTTTGACTGCGTCGGGTGAATTCGGCTTCCAGATTTGTATAGGCTTCCATCAGGGCCTTAACATCCTTAAATTTCCCAAGCTTTTCTGCAGCGTTCATATTCTCTTTTTCTGCCTCAGCAGCGCCTGCCTCTGCCTGTAATGTTTGTATAAGGTTATCCATTTTGTACCTCCAAAAGTTTTTCTTTATGTTGTTCAATGTGCGCAATAATGCGCTCTTCCTGATTTTTGCTCAGCTTTTCGCTCAGTAAAAACGCAGTATGTTCCGTTATATGTACGGCGTGGTCGTCATAACATTTCACTTCCACTTTCCCGTTTTTCAAATTTAAATTTTCCTGTCCGCATCTCGCAACGTTCAATTCCTTCAAATCTCTTCCGTTGCCCAAGCTCTTATATCCTAAAAGGTCCAACAGTTTATTTTTAACCGCCCCCGTAACCTTTCCGTCATCGTCCGAAAAAAGTCCTCTGTCCATCATATCGTATATAACCGCCCTCTTCTGTGCGGGTGTCATATTAAGTTCGCTGTCCGCCTCAAACACAACGTCGTCGCTCGTTATATCGTTGGAATTAAAATAAAACAAACTTAAAGTATCGTTGTCGCCCGCATATCTCATCATTCTCATATCGGTAGCAAATTGCCTGTATAATCTCAAAATTTGCTTGCCTATCGCCTTCAGGGCGCACTTAATCTGTTCGTAAGATATGTTAAGTCTGCTGTCGTCCTGTTCGATAATCAACTGTAGGCCGGTAGCCGAAGTCACCGTGCCAAAGCTTGCCGCCTTTTGCGTAATGTCGCCCGTGCCGGATATCTTTGCAAACTCGTCAATAAGCCTGTCCTCTTCTTCCGAAAATTCTGCGGGAACGCTGCCCAGCGTCAACATCTCTGGCGGCGTTCCGCCCTGCCTGTAAACAAGAACTTTTCCGGGCATAAGTCCGTCCTCTAACAATTCGTCCGTGTCTACCGATCCGTCCTCAACGGCTATCGTTCCCATAGAAATTCTGTTTAAAAATTCGTGCTTGCGGTTTTTAACCGCATTATATGCCCTCTGCACGGGTATAAGTCTGTCCACAATACACCCGCCGAAAAATCCGCCCGCTAAGGCTAGGCAAGTCTGTTTAATAAAAGGGTAAGTTCTCTTTCCGTAGTCGCCGTTTTTGTATGGCAAGTCACCGTCATACAAAAGTTCCCCGCCCGCCACAATGGTAAGTCTGCCATCGGGGTTTGCCGTAGTGGGTTTCTCGTATCTTTCAATAACCACCTCATATCCGTGCTTCACCGCCCTTATCTTGGCGGGATATCCCGCCCTTCCGTGCGATGCCGCCGAGTAGGGCGAAAGTGAAAATTCGTCTATATCTCTGCCCGCAAGCTTCACGCCGTACGTCATATAAATGTCCTCTACGGATGCCGCTTTTGCCTGAATAATGCTCGGTTGGTTTTCAATGCTCTCTTCCGAAAGTGAGTAAGGGTAAATCTCAAACGGCGACACGGCAACAACTTTTACGCCGCCTTCCTTAATACTTCCGCCGTCGTCCGTCTTTCCTATCTCTTCACCGCCGCCGTTATCCCATATCACTTTATAAAATACCGTGCCGCACGTTTCCGACCAAATGGTCGCAGCGGAAATAACCCCGTCCACGTCGCAGTCCTCGCAAGTAGCCGTAAGTATCGCAGAAGATATCTTTGCCGAATGTAAATCATCCTCGTCTGAAGAAGCCGCCCTTGCCACCAGCTTAGGTCTTATTCTCGCAAGCTTTGCGCATCTGGTGTCTATGGTAGGCGCAATGTAATTAAACACTCGCCTCGTCTGCCAGTAAAAGTTCTTGCCTTCCTCTTCTATCTCGCCCATACTGTTTATGTCGCAGTATTGGTTACCGCTTAAAAAGTTCATATTAAGTTGCCAGCTTCTCTCAAGGCTTCGCCTTTCCTCTTGTCTGCGGGCAAAATCTTTTTCCACATCTTCCACAAGTGCGCGTCTTGCCTTTTCGGCATTGTCTTTAAAATTTACATTGCCGTTTTTATCCATTTCAAAATCAGTCATTTACATCCCCCTGTAACATTTTCATTAAACTATCTCTTTCTTCCATAAGTTCCTCATCCGAAAACTTTTCCACATCCTGCCCGTCAAGCAACATCTTCATCGCTTTAATATCGGGCGGTATATCTCTCTTAGTCACCTTTCTTTTTATTAATTTCAGTTCGCCGTTTTCCACGACAAATTCTTCCACAACCTCGCTGGTATCAAACCCCACCGCACACTTTTTTAAAGCCAGTTTAACATTCTCGTCGTCGCTCACTTGTTTCTCTAAGTCTCCTTGCTTTTTTCATTTTATCTTTATAAATAACGCTTTCGCTCACTTCCTTTTCCGGCGGCTTAGGTTTGCTCATAACGTAGTACCTCAACTCGTCCATACAGTGGTCGTCCTTCTTTATCGGCGTATCGCCTTCCGCCCAATAGTAGGAATAAAACTCGTCTATCATATTTACGCAGTTGTCAAATATGTAAATATCCCCGCACCCGTTCCCCTTTTTCAGGTATTCCTTAACCCTGCAAATGCCCGCAAACACATCCTTGTTTACCTTGGTGTTTACCATAATGCCTTGCTCGCAAAAAAGTTCGGCAACGCTTTTAGATGATGCCAACGTCTTTTGGTTTGCCGCACTGTCTATCAGCGAATATATTCTGCCTCTACTGTCCGTTTTCCAGTTAAGCCTCTTGCTTATCTCTTTAATGGCCTTAACGTGGTAGTCAATATCCTTGCCCGCCGCAAAGTGTTCTGCAACCACGTAAATATTTCCGTCCCAGTCCACCGCATACCAGTGTGCCGAAAGCGGGTTATTCAGTCCGGGGTCTATCGAAATATTGTCTTGCCATTCTGTAGGTATAGCAAACGGCCTTATAACGTGAACATTCCTGTCAAACTCGGGATAAACAAGCCCCGCCCCAACCGAAAATTTACCGTATCTTCTGCTGTCTAAAGTTGCGCTATCCAGCGCATTTTCAAGCAACTTTATCTCTTTTTTAGATAGATACGGGTTGTCTTCCCAACTCATAAATTCGCACCATACTTCGGGGTTATTCTTCCTGTTCAAGTAAATTTCGTCGTAAATAAAGGTCATACCTTTCAGCGGCGTCATAGTGCCAAAAATCTCGCCTTGCTTGTCAATAACACGCATCATACACTCTTCGTAAACATCCCTCGGCGGCTCTTCGTCAAACCACACAAAATCAAGCGAACTACCCTGAAATTTCTCTCGCCCTTGGTCACAACTTTTAAACCCTAAGGTAGAAATTCCGCCGAACACGTTTTTTATTTTAATTTGGTCAATAACACCGTTCGACGGCGAGTCCTTTCTTCCCGACAGCATAGTAATGTCAACTATCCAGCTCTTAGGCAAATAGTGCAAAATCTTGCTCTGCGCAACATCCCTCTGCACCTGTTGGGAAAGGGATACTGCCCACCCAAACACATTTTTTCTGTTCCTTTTATAAGGGTGTATACCCCTCAATATCCACAACGCTTCCACCGCCCCGCATTCTGTTTTGCCCGAACGGTTGCCGCCGAATACCCAGCGGTTGCGCTTTTTGCATTTATGAAAAGCCAGTTGCTTTTTGTGCTTTACTCTTCCCTTATTGTAGTTATCCAGCACGTTCCCTGCGGCCCTTCTTTTCAGCTCGCCGTCTATTTCTTTTAGTCGTGC